ATGTCCGCCTCGCCTGCCCTCAGCCCACGCCGGGTGTCCGTCGCCCCGATGATGGACTGGACCGATCGCCATTGCCGTTCGTTTCACCGAACGATCTCGCGCCACACGTGGCTCTACACGGAAATGGTGACGACGGGCGCGCTGATCCACGGCGACGTCGCGCGCCATCTCGCATTCACGCCCGACGAAGCGCCCGTCGCGCTGCAACTGGGCGGCAGCGAGCCCGCCGACCTCGCGCATTCCGCGAAGCTCGGCGAACGCTGGGGCTACGACGAAATCAACCTGAATTGCGGCTGCCCGTCCGAGCGCGTGCAGCGCGGCGCATTCGGCGCGTGCCTGATGAACGAGCCGCAACTCGTCGCGGATTGCGTGAAGGCGATGCGCGATGCAGTGTCGATCCCCGTGACGGTCAAGCACCGGATCGGCGTCGACGCAATCGACGACTATGCGTTCGTGCGCGACTTCGTCGGCACGGTTGCCGCGGCCGGCTGCGGCGTATTCGTCGTGCACGCGCGCAACGCGATCCTGAAGGGCTTGTCGCCGAAGGAAAACCGCGAGATTCCGCCGCTCAAGTACGACTATGCGTATCGACTGAAGCGCGACTTTCCTCAGCTCGAGATCGTCATCAACGGCGGCATCACGACGCTCGACGAAGTCGAGCGGCATCTGCAGCACGTCGACGGCGTGATGCTCGGCCGCGAGGCTTATCACAATCCGTACGTGCTCGCCGATGTCGACGCACGCTTCTATGGCGCGACAGCGCCGGCGCCGACGCGCGAAGCAATCGAGGCGAAGCTCGTCGAATACTGCGCGGCCGAGCTCGCGCGCGGCACGTATCTCGGCGCGATCGTCCGGCATGCGCTCGGCCTGTATCGCGGCGTCGCGGGCGCGCGCGGCTGGCGCCGCGTGCTGTCGGACAACAAGCGCCTCGCACGCGGCGATCTGTCGATCTTCGACGAAGCGCGCGCGCACCTTGCAAGCCCGGAAGAATTTTTTGAAAAAAGGGCTTTGCAAAGTTAAACAGCGTTTGTATAATCTCGCTTCTTCGTTGATGCCGCCGCTGCGGCGAATTAGCGGAGAAAAATAGTGGTGGCTGTAGCTCAGTTGGTAGAGTCCAGGATTGTGATTCCTGTCGTCGTGGGTTCGAGTCCCATCAGCCACCCCAGAGTTTCAAAGCAAAACAGGCGCTTCGGCGCCTGTTTTGCTTTCTGCGGCCAGATAACGTCGGAGCGACGCCGCGGATTGTAACGTCGCGCGCGATTTGTCACTAGTTTGCGCCGAAATTGACACCGCCTTGAAAGTACACTTCGCGCGCGATTTGTCACCACCTTACAGTCCGAGCCGCTCCAGCTCACGCGGATGCTTCCGCCGGTATTCCGGGTAGTACTTCAAGCTCCCGGCAAGGCTGAGGTGGTGGTAATCGCTGTACCGATAGATCGGCAGCCCGTCGAAATCGAGCCGGCACTTCCCGGCCGTGCAAGGCACGTCGTAGGTGTGGATGATCTTCAGATCCGGAAATCGCGCCTGTAGGCGTACCTGCATCGCGGCGATCGGGGCGTGCTGGTCGACGGCGATCTTGCTGTCGAATTCGCAAACGCGTTGCGGGTACGGAAACAGCAACCCGTTGTAGAACGCGCAATTCACCATGTTCTCCGGAATCATCGGCACGTCGTCGAGCATCACGACGCGCTTTCCGGCCGCTTGCAGCTTTTCGATGGTATTGCCGAGTTCCCGTTCGAGCTGTCCGGGCATGAACCCGTGCAGCGTCGGCTTGACGTCCGGCCCGACGCCGTCGTTCAGATAGTTCTGCCACGCGGCGGACATGATGACCGTCCGGACGTCCTGCCGTGCCAGCGCATACGCCATCACCGCCTTGTCATGTTCGACGCATTGACGATGCGTGTCCTCAATGGCCGGGTCGGTCGCATGTGCCGCCATCGCCTCGATCGGCGGGCAAAGCGTGAAGGCGACGTCGTGGACCGCCATGCCGCGATCCTTGCCAAGCACGTCAAAGAAATGGATCAGGTGATAGGCGTGCGAGTCTCCCCACAGAATCGCCTTGTTCGCTGCCGATGTCGCACCGAGCGTACACGCCGCTTCGTTCGAGATGCCCACCTGGGACCAGCAGGTCTTCGCACGCGGCATGTCGAAGAGCGCCGTGCCCGACCAGTACACGTTGCTGCGAATTGCCGCAGGATAGGCGAACAGGAATCCGTTCGTCAGTTTGCCGACGCCGGCGAGCACGCCGGTGGCGAGCAGCGGGGCCAGGACGACGCCGAGCAGCGACTGTCGTGTCGTCCAGTTTGCCCGCTGCACTCTCAGTTCGAGCCGGTGCGTCGCCGCTGCCAACGCGATTGCTCCGACGATCGCGGCCGCAAAGGCGGCTGGATCGGTCAGGCTCAAGCGTCGCAGCGCGAAAAAGATCGGCCAGTGCCAGAGATAGATCGGGTAGGAGATCCGACCGAGGAACACGCACACCGGGTTAGCGAGGATCGGGCTGGAGAATCGTGCTCGCCGGCCGGCGAAGATGATCAGCGACGCGGCTACGCACGGCAACAGCGCCCCAAGCCCAGGGAATTGCGCTTCGCGGCTGGCACCGAGCACGCCCGCCGCGACTATCGCAAGGCCAGCGATCAGCAGCGTGTCATATAACGCATGTGGCTTCGTTTGCCGCTTACACCCGACAACGGCAAGCAGCACGCCGACAAGGAATTCGAACGCGCGATACTGTGCGAAATAATAGGCACCGGGTGAATCCAGGTGATGGAACGTGACGGCCAGCGCCAGGGACGCCAGTGCGCTGCCCGCCAGCACGCCGATCAGCGTTGCCCGGCTGCGTCGGCGCAACAGGAAGAGTAGGACGGGCAGCACGAGATAGAACTGTTCTTCGACCGACAGCGACCACGTATGCAACAGCGGCTGATCAGCAGCCCGCCCGTCGAAGTACCCGGTCTGCTTCGACAGGTAGATGTTCGACGTCATGGTAGCCACCGCGAGGATATTCTTCGCGAGCTTGAAGGTATCTTCCGGAAAGACAAACAGGATGCTGAAGCAGAACGTGGCTATCAGCATCAGGTACAACGCTGGGGCGAGACGCCTGGCGCGACGAGCATAGAACGCGCTGAACGAAAATTGCCCGCGTGACAGGTCGCCTAGGATCGAATTGGCGACGACGAACCCCGAAATCACAAAGAAGATATCGACGCCGATGAAACCACCGGAGAACCCGGCGAAGCCGGCATGTGCGAGCACGACGGCCATGACCGCAATCGCACGAAGCCCGTCGATGTCCGGTCGATACTGCTGCTGTACGTGTGTGGTCCCGATTGTTCTTGTGTCTTGAAGCATTGCCCGTTCTTGTCAAAAAGCGCGAGCCCGAAGGATATCAACCTTCAGGCATTGGTTCGATTTTTTAACAGCTCAGCTCTAAGCGGTCCGGCACAAATGTGCCAACTTGTGTGCCGGTCGCCTTGTTTTATTGCTTTAGCGTTACCTTCAGTGCCAGATAGCGTCAGTGTTGTTAGATATGGATCACCGCCGGTGTACGTCGTTGCTTGGAGGCACCGGCCACTCGATGTTCATTGGAAACTCCGGCTGTTGTGGTATCTCGCGCAGCGCTTGTCGGTAAGCGGCCCACGTTTCCCTGGTATCAGTCGGCGCATCGGAAGCCTGTGTCCAATCGGATGCCGCGAGCAGCGTGTCCCGCTTCTCCCGCGCTTTGCTAGCGGCCTGTATCGGGCGTAATTGCTCTGCTCGAGTGAGAAGGTCGCCCACATACGGCGGGACAACCGAGCACTTCCACTCTGCAATGAACGCATCGCTGGACTGCTCGCCGGTAGCCGGATCGAGCGGATGCGCAACCCAGAAGTCTCGCCCATGAACCAAGTCTGGCCACCGTTCCTGGATAGCCAGAATCAGAAGTTCGTGCTCTACCATTCTTATTGGTTCCTCAATCGAACGCAGCGGATGTACAACGAGCCAATCGAGTCTCCGGCTGGCCCCACCCACCCACCACATCGCACACCTTTCATTATCCAGGTGTCCGGAGCATCCACCTGATGTGGTCCATTACCGCCGTTACTCTTGATCGGCCCGAATTCCGCAAAGTCATACGGCTGGCATGTAGCGCCCGCATTAGCCTTTCCATTATCGCGGTTGTAGAGATCGTCTAGGATGCCGGACATCCACGAACCGCGATAAGCACACCAAAGGTTGCCGTCCGTGTTGAGCATTTGCTGCCCGCGCATGAACATGGTTCCGTAATCGTCCACTGACCACGTTACGAAGTTATAGGCGTTATTGATGATCTCCAGACCGCCGCCATCGCGCGCTCGAAAGTACGTGCTAACGTCTTGGCCCTCTCGCCAGTTTCTGAGCTGGAAGTCCGCCTGCCAGCCTTGCTTACTGAGCGCCAAGCGGCCACCAACGGTACCGCCGGACGTGTTCAGCTTCGAGTCAGGATCGAAGCTCATATCCGTCCACAGTTTTCCGTGATTTTGACCGTTGATTGAAAGCCATGCGGCATTACGCTCGTTGTTCGTCGTGAGCATGTACGGCACACCATCGCCGCTTTTTACGGCGAACCCTTGCACCCATTGCTGCGTCGCGTAGGTTCCCGATAGCGCTTGTACGAATGCCGTCGTCGCGAGTCGTGTCGAGTTATCCTTTGCATCCGGTGTCGGGGCTGTCGGCGCTCCAGTCAGCGCTGGCGAATCGAGTAGCGCGACGCGCTGAAAATCGACCTCGGTCGAATACAGCGACGAAGCTGCCCCCCCTTCCAACTTGATACGACGGCAAGCGATCAGTCCGCGTGTGCCTTTCGGGTTTCCGTCCAGCACCTTGCGGATGCGCAGTTTTCGCGTGCCACGCGGAACGGCAGACGATGCACTCAAATACGTCCAACCCGCATCGGGAGGAGCCTTTAACTGCAGAGATTGCCCGAGAATCTTCGGCGGAGATGCGTCATCGTAGAATTCCGCATCGATATAGAAGCTTCCCCCGGTCAGTCCGCCAGCGAACAGTTCTGCTTGAAGACTGATCGTGACTCCATCGCCAAGCCCGACGAAGTCCGAGTAATCGACAAAGTAAACGACCTTACCGTCGAGATCACGATCAAGCGCCCAAAACGTACCTTCGCCGTAGCTGCCAATGGCTGGTTTGAGCACAAGGCCGTTCGTATCGATGTTGGACGAGTTCCCGGAAAACCACGATGCGCTTCCGAATTCAGCCGACCCATTGAACAGCAGGTTCGGACTGTTGACTCCGTTGACCCGGCCACCCGTTTGGATGCCCCCCGCAATACTGTCCGTGTAAATTTTTCGGATGCCCTTCAGAAGCTGCTTGTTGTCGTTTGGATCAAGTTTCATCCCGACGCTTTCGGGTACGGCGGCAAGCTCTTCTTGAACGGTTTGCATGAAGTGGCGAGTAACAACAGTCCCTTTGATCCCTTGCGAGGGATCGCCCGGATACCAGTTGCCATCAGGCGTGTTGATTCGTTGCATGGTTACTCTTCCTGGTAGATGAAGTAGACGAACGTGTCGGCTGGCTTCAGGTCTTGGAACACGGATTCGAGAATCGGGTCGGCAAACGTCAGCAGCGGCTCGCCAACCGCGCTTTCGTCAACACGGAAGTAGATTTCCAGTGAAGGCGAGCCGTGAACGGTTACACCCCATTGATAGACGATGTCCTCGATCCAGATCGCATCGCCGATCGCACCTTCGTCAACGCGAAATGGCTCCAGCTCGACGATTTCGATCCGGTAGCCCAGAGCGTTTGCCAGTCGCTTGAAGTACGCAATTGACATGCCGCCAGTCTCATTGACCTTGGCGACGACGGTCGATATGCGCTGTTGCAACGTCGCATCCACAGCCGGCGTGATGCCACACACACGCTCCCAATCTGGCAAGAGCTGGTGCGCAAAGAACGGCGTGATGCCGTTCACGATCGTTTCGGCGTCGGCGAGCGCGCGATCCAGCACCTTTCCTTCGGCAGTCAGCTCGGCCGCGAGACGCGGCTCACGCGGATCGTATGAGACGGCAGGAATAAGCCGCCCGAGCAGTTCGGCGTGTTCGTTCATGTCATCGTCCTCAACGTCACCTTGCCGAGCCGGCACCACTCGATCACCTGCGCATCGACCACTGGGACGACATTGGCCGTTGGGCTTTCAAGCACATAGTCTTCGATGCCAAGCGTATCGTTGATGACGCCGCCGATGCGGTTTCGAATGACCATGTCGCCAGGAGACACGATCGCGTTATAGGCTGCGAGACCGGATTCGACAGCCGATTGAGCCGCGTCGAGCGTGATGCCGTTCAGCTTGACGGCCGCCGTGACGTCGTAGGGCTTGATCGACGGCACGACAACGCGTGCATCCTTGGCCCGCACCGGCCGCTGATCGTCAATGTGCGCCTGCACGGCTTTTAATACGTCATCCGAAGGTAGGCCATCTTCGGTCACGATAACGACGTCGACCGTGCCGAGCCCCCGACGCAACGGATAGACAAACGCGGCCGTTACGCCGGCCACCTCCATCGCCCATTGCCAGTAATCGTATTTGTTGCCGCCGGCCGGTGGACGACGAATGCGCTGCAGCAGACGTGCGAGCAAGCTGTCGAGCGTTTCGATTGCCGTGCCGCCACGAAGACTGATGATCGCCAGCGTCGCGTCGACGTTGACCGGCGGCACGGTGAGCGTGAGCGCATCGCCATCCTGACGGTTTCCGTCGACACCGGCGTCGACGGCCACCACACTGACGACGAGATTGCCCGCCGCGTCAAACGTGCCGCCGCTCGTCGTCACATAAGCCGTGCCGTCCTGGTACTTCGCGCTCAAACCGCTGGCGACCTGGATGCCGGGCTTGCCCGTCGCGCGCGCGGTGCCGCTCGCGACGACGGCCGGCTTGCGCTCGATGCCGCGCAGGCGCGCGTGAAGAATGAGTTTGTCTTCGTCGGCCGTGTCCGGAAAAATCTGTTTGGCGGTCCAGACCTGATGCGCGTACAGACCTTCGATCGCGCTGGCCGTGCCGCTCGCGCGCACGAAGTGATCCGAATCCGGCCCGACGTCAGCTTCCGGGCGCTGATTCTTGATCTCGCGAAGAATGTTTTCGCGGATCTGGTCGAGAGTCAGAACGGTTGCCGGCATTACGACACCTTGACCGGATGTTGGAAGTGGCGCACGTCGCCCGTGACGTCGACCACTTCGATGAACAGAATGAGCCAGCCTTTTTCGGCGGATGCGGACGACACCGACACCTTGCGCGCGCGGCCGTCCTTGACCAACGGGGCGAGCGCTTGCTCGGCGTATTGAACGGCGAGACGGCGCACGCGGGGCGTATCTTTCTCGCGCGCCAGCGTGTGCAGCAGCGACCCGACGTCGAGCGCGGCCCACCAGGAGCCGAGCGGTGTGGCAAGGCGGATATACACGGCATTCGCAAGCGTCGTCGTTTGCGTGCCGGTATATCCGCCAGTTTGCGGGTTCAGAAGTGCGTCCATGCCGCGATTGTGATCGCGCGCGCGTGGACAATTCAGATGATGGAGGTCAGTGAGTGCCGCTGATGTCAGGCGACAGGGGTGCCCGTGATGCTGCCCGTTTCCGGATGCTTGTGGCCGTTGAAGCTCTTGCCGCTGATCACGGCATCCTTGTCGACGTTCAGGCTGTCGATGCGCGCGCCGCCGCCACCCGACATCGACATGCCGCCCTTGCCGGTGATCTGCTCGGCCACGTTGAGCGCGTGATCCATATTGACGGTCGGCGTCTTGAAGTTGACCGATTCTTCGGCTTCGATGTTCAGCGTCTTCGTCTTGATGTCGATGACGCGGCCGCGAGCGAGGACGATGGAATCACCTTCGTCCGTGTACAGCGCCACCTCGCCAGCCTTCAACGCCTTCAACCGATACTGACCATGCTCGGTCGCGATGACGATTCCATGACTCGTCTTGCCGCCGACCGGCACCACGACCATCATCGTGCCGGCCGGCGGCGAACTGGTGTAGCCGTAGTGTTGGAATAGTTCGAGGTCGACCATGTTCTCGCCAGCGAGACCTTCGCCGCGAACGGTCGCGGTCGGGCCGTTTGTCTGCACGCCACCGATCATTCCTCGGAAGGCTTGCCGAATGCCGGAAACCGCACGCTGGATGCGCTTGTCGATGTCCTTGATCATTCATGATGCTCGCGTCGATGGTGGCGTCCGTGACTTCGATCGATGGTCCGCCGCGTTTCCCGACTGAAGACGCTTGGCCTCGGCCACCAACGACGTGATCGTTTGATCACGCAACTGGTCGATCGGCTCGACCAGCGATTCGGAATGAGGCGGCCACGTGCGTCTTTTACGTAGCCGACCGGGAATTTGATTCTTCGTCATAGCGTGTTCCTGGTAGGAAAATGGATTGACCGGTCAGTGCATGCGCCAGAGGTTCTTGCTCTCGATCGCCTCTTCGATCTTCTCTCGCACGCGCGGCCGTTCCGACAGATACTCATCTAGCCATTCGGCGAGGCCAGTGATATCTCCCTGAACGTGCAGCGTCAGGAGGTGATTCACTGCACCAACCATTTGCGAACCAATCTCGTCGTACTGTGCGATCTTGGTCAGAAGTTGCTGCACCGTTGCGTTCGCGCGGCGCAACTCGCATCGCAGTTCGGCCACACTGCTTAATGCCTCGGGGTTGGTCAGGGTTTGGCCTTGGGTGATATGGATAGTCATGCTTGTGCTCCCGCGATCGCTTCGATGTTGATGCAGTCGACGAACTTGAGCAGACGAGACGTTTCCTCGCGCGTCAGCTCGATCGTCTTCCGTCCCTTGGTTACCGTGAGGCGGCCGGCCGTCGAGAAGCCGCAGACGAAATCACCAGGCGCGGCATCGGTCGGAGTAAATGCCGGTGCTTTTCGCGCGGCTTTTGTCACGGTCTGTTTCGTGCCGTCGAACTCGCGCACAAGATCGTCGCTCGGGTAGTACAGATTGATCGGGGACGAGCCATCCATGACCTTCTTGTCGCGGATCACGCGCCCCTGGCGGATGTACGGATCGATGCGCGGCTGGATGTCCTTCGCATCCACGTCGAGCTGCTCGGCGAGCTGCGCGCCGGACGAACCCGGGTGGTCGATGATGGCCTGGAGAATCTGCTGTACGGATGCCATGTTCATTCCTTTCAAGAGAGGGTTTGATATGCCTTGATGAGCTTGCGAGCGGCAGAAACTCCCTGCCAGAACTCTTCCGTTGACTTCTCTTTGATGAGACGTTTCGCCATCGAAATCGCAGCGGCTTGCGTCTTGCCACTTGCAATACGAAAGCCTGTGCCAACGTGCGTCACGACAAATGCCGGCTCGCCCGCCGTTGTTGCAACCGGATTGGCATGAGCAGCAAACAGCTCCGTCGGATATTCGGGAAAATCGATGCGATCGCCATCGACCGGAATACGACGGGCACGACGCCCTTCGTCAGAGCATGTGAAAACGTGTAGCTTCATAAAAGGACTCCTAATATAGTTTTATGATCTTCGAGGAAGGTGCTGCTTCTATTTTTAGTGTCCTCGCTCCGTCCACAGCACACGGATCTCGCCGACCTTGAACTGGCCGGTGCGGTAACGTGAGATGCCCGAGCCACCCGTGCGGTAGTACGTGGCTTCGCCTTTCGCGATCATGTCGGCGCACACCTCGCAGTTCTGCACCTGGATCGTCGGCTTCGAGCCGTTCGAGAACTCGATGCCGATGACCGTGAAGCCGTGCGTGGTGAGCGTCTCGATCGTCGCTGCGAGACGCAGTGCCGTGAGCTGCATGAGCTGATTGATCGGTGGCACGGGCGAATTGAGGGCGTTACAGTTCGTCGTCACTTGGACTCTCCTTTAACAGGGCGCAGCGGGCAGTTGCGGCACGTGCGCCAGTGGCTCAGTTCCATCGGGTTATTGATCGGGGCGCGGCGATTGGCGAAGGACACGCATACCGTCAGCGAGATCGGCTGCCCGGTATGCGTGCACTGCACCTGTCCGAACGTCTTCAGGACGCGGGCGGCGACGCGATCGGTTTTGCCGGGGTATTTGCCCGACAGGACAAGCGAAACGGTCGTTCGTGAGACGTCGAGCAGCTTGGCCACGTTGGTTTGCGACGTCGCGGCGACAGCCTCGCGAAGCATGGCGAGCCAGTCCGGATCAGCATGCGTCATGGTCCGGCTCCTCTTGCCATACGACCTTCCCAAGGTTCGGGTCGTAGACCGATTTCGTGCGCTGGATCATCGGCGGGCGCGGGCCGGTGTACTTCGACGCAATCAGGCGATACCGCGCCTGTTTTGCGCCCTTGCCACGGATGTATGCGTGACCCGGATCAACGAGCATCAGGTAGCCAGCGTGCGACAGGCACTTGACGTAGGACTGCGCCGTCGAGTCGGTAATCGCGACGTCGGGCGTCGACGCACGCATAGCCAGCTCGCGCGGCGTGAAGTCGCCCATGATGCGCATCGTGCGCCACATATGTTCGTTGCCACGCGACTGCATGACGGGCTGGCCCTTGCGATCGAGACGCGGGGCTTCGACACCGACGTCGCGGACGAGGCGATAGTGCTTCCGATCACTGATCGCCTTGCGCTCGCCGATCTGCTCGACGTACTCGCCGCGTTCCAGCGCTTGCAAATACGTCTGAACGGTCGCCTTGTCGATGTCGGCAGCACGGACGATGCTGTGCGGGGTGAAGTCGTCTCGCTGGCTGCGAATCGCTTCCCATACACGCTGTCGCGGACCCTTGCCGCCGGTCAGTTCAAGGTGGGCGGGTTTTCTAGCCATGTTTGCCTCCCTTCACAACAGCCAGAGCAGCGAGCGCGATGCAAGTCAGCGCAGCGAACAGCACGACGACCGTCCAGGTAGCCAGATCGATCCAGGTCGACGGGATCAGCAATCCGGCCAGGAGTGCAGCGAGTGCCACTGCGGACACGCGAGCGACGAACTGAATCGCTCGACCGGCATCGGCGGCGGCATTCGCTTCGGGTGTGATGTGGTGGTCGATCATGTCGACCTCACACGCGGCGCTTCGGCGCTTCGCCGGTGTACAGCTCGCGCTTGCCCCACTGCGCGAGGTCGATCGCATCCTTGCCGGCCATCAACGCTTCCTCCTGGATACGTTCGAGGTTCACGCAGACGCGACGCACGGACCCGTGCGCCAGTTCGACGAGCCGCGTGAGCAGATCGTCCGCAACCGTGATGTGTCGGCAATACAGCGTCGCGAGCTGGCGGGCGTCGTCGATCGTGACGGGCTGTGCCGGCACCCAGGCCAGCACGCGGCCGTGCATACGCTCCCACTTCTTGAGTTTGATCGGCAGCGCTTCCTCGCCGATCATCAAGATCGGTGCCTGGCTCGACTCGTACAGATCGCGGACCAGCTCGACCGCGTTGCGGTCGACCAGGTGATCCATCTCGTCGATGATCAGCGGCCGGCCGGACGCGGCCAGTTCTTCGGCGACCTGATCGGCCATCTCGGGGATCGTGCCGCCGGGTTTGATACCCATCTCGAACAGGATCGCTTTCAGGAAATGCTTCTTCGTCCAGACCGACTTCGCCTGCACGTAGCGCGCGCGGCGAGCGTTCGCCACGTAGTTCGCGGCCATGCTCTTGCCGTAGCCGGACGGGCCGTAAAAGCACACGAGACCGGGCAGGTTCGCGCTGCGCGAGACGGCGCGCTCAATCGCGATGTCGCACAGGTTCAGGTTGGTGATTTGAGCGACGCCGCCTACAATCGGTTTGAGCGTGGATTCGAGTTGTGTCATGCTTGCTCCTGTTGGTGTTACTGATGGCTGGCGAGCTGCAACTCTTCAGCCTGTTCCGCGCGGCGCTTTTGCGCCGCGAATTCTTTGCTCAACGCGTATCTGCCGTACCACTGCAATTCGTCCTGGTCGGGAATGCCCCCTGTTTCGATGTGTTCGTTCAGGGTCTGCCACCGGGCAAATCGCAGTTCGGGTGTTTCCGGAAGCTGAAACACGGTGGCGGTTTCAGTGACGGCTTCCGATTGCGGTTCAAGGGCCATGAGTGCGGCCGGTTCGATGTCGATCACTGGCTCGACGTCCACAAAGCGCCGACTCAGCGCGTGGCGCGTGATGTCGCCGAACCCCGGGATCGTGATGACCTCGGGCGTTTCGAGGGTGAGTGCCGGTTGGCCACGACGTTCCGCCTCGACCTCGTCGAGCTTCGCTTGCAGGCGATTCGCTCGCGCATCGGCACGCTTCTCGCGAGCCTGTTCGACAGCGGACTGCGGCATGTAGGCCCGTTCGTTCGCGCCGGCCTCGGCCTGGCAGATGTAGCGACCGTCGAGCGCGTAGATCCAAACGAACCGCGCATCGTTGATGTCGTAAGCGACTTGAACTTCTTCGTCGTGGAATTCGAGCAGCTCCTGCGGATTCGAATACCGGTGATTCAGGAACCGAACCTCGCCGCGCGCGACGGTGCGCTTGATACGCGGCCGGAACACCATGCGCGCATCGTGTTCGTCGAGCGCGTCGGCCTGCCAACCTTGCGCAACATGCGCCGCCCACGCTTCATTGGGTGACATGTGCCGACGCTTGCCGGTGTTTGGATCACGGATGACGGGGAGCGTGCTATGGGGACGGTCGTTGTACGCGTCGACCTGTTCCTGGCAAAACTGGATGAACGCGTCCCATCCCATCAGCGAGATCGCGCCGCCGTGCTTGAGAACGTCGCGCGTGATCTTGAACATCACGTGCTTGGCCTGGCGGTCCATGTCCGCGCCCATGTACGACGGCAGCTTCTTCGCGGCGGCGACCCACAGCGTCTGGTGAAGGCGCTCGACGACACCTCGTGCCTGCGAGTTGTACGGAATCGAGTGCGTGACGACGAAGCCCAAGCGACCCTGGACACCGACACCTTCGTCTTTGAGCAGCGCGTTTTTGTAGCCGGACCCGTTGTCGACGTAGAACATGCTCGGCACGCCGCACTTGAGTACCGCCGTGCTCAGCGCGTCGAGCACTGCGAACGACGATTCGGCCAGATCGAGCGAAATGCCAACCGCGCGTCGCGTGGCGACGTCGATAATCGACGTGATCTCCGGTCGGAACGGCCGACCGTGCAGCGGGTGCTGTACCTCCGCGTCGAACGTATGACCGTCGGCCGACCAGATGTCGTTCGGCAGCAGCTTGTCGAACGTGCGGCGGATAAACGGCAGCATGGTCTTCAGTTCGCGCGATCCCATACGCCCGGTCTGCAACGTCACGCTGCCGAGCTTGTCGAGGAAGCGTCGGACCTGATGGACGCTCGGCACGTCGTATGCGACGCGCTGCACCGCGCATGCCGTCGTGAAGTCACGATAGGCTTGCTCGACCGACGGCTTCTGCGGCTGCTGATAGTGTTCGAGGAAGAGCTTCGCCCACGCCGGGATCACGAAGCTCGACTTCGGAATCTTCGGCGCGAGAGAGCCTTGTTTCGCGAGGCCGAGATAGCGCTTCAGCGTGCGGATGCTCGGGAATTCGTCACCCTTGCGACCGCGCGCATCTTTGGCCGCGCGCAACATGGCTGTCAGGTGATCGTCGAGCGTGCCGAGGCGCGCCTGCGTGAGCAGCGTGTGCATCGCCGCCTCGCGCGAGACACGGCATTGCGTCATGATGCGATCGAGCATCGACAAGATGCCCTTGCGCGCATCGGCGCGCAGGCGCTGCGCATCGGTCTCGACGAGCTGCAGTTGCTGCTCGCGGCGGATGATCGCCTGCGGCTTCGCTTCGGGCATCGTCCCGACGAGCGCGGTTGACGCTCGGCGGCGGATTTCTGCTTGTGCGTCGACGGGCAGGCTTTCGAGCGCATATTCGAGGCCGCCACCGCGACCCTCGCGTTTCCGAAACGACCAAGCCGCCGATTTCGCGCGCAGTTTGACACCTTGCATCGTGGTCGGAAGGCTCGGCAGGTTCATGCCCGCCAATTCGGCGGCGGCGTAGTGCGATTTGACGGCGACCTGCATTACTCGGCCCCCGCTTCATCAAACCGCAGCTCGGGTACACGATCCTTCATGACGTTCTCGCGGTGGTAGCCGGCCTGCGTCATCGCATGGGTGAGCGCCGTGACGGCTTCCGCCTGTTCGTGGCCCGATGCGTAATAGCGGCAGAGCACCGCCGCCGCGTCGGCGAACGCGGATTGCAGAGACGCCAGATCGGCGACGCCGGGTCGACGGCCAGTCGGAATCTCGATGACGACGCGCCGGCCGTCGGCGATGCACAGGTATTCGCTAACGAAACGCGCGCCACAGAATTCTTCGAATTGACGCACGCGGTTCAGGGGCATCGACGTCTCGGCGAGCCAGCGATACATCGTTTTCACTTCGACGCCCATCAGATCGGCCAGCACTTTCGCCGGCCGGCGGCGTTCAGCAGCATGTTCAACGCACAATTCGAAAGCCTCGCTCAGGCTTGTCGCGTGCAGGGATTTCCAGGTCCGTTTTCTCATCGTCGTGTCGTCCAGGTCGGGAATCGCGCCGATAGCGCGTCGGGATCGGGGTGCGTACGATTCAATCCATTGCAACGGCGGCCGAACGCACAGCGCGGGGCGCACAAACAGGGGAGGACGGTGACAAAACGGGCGTAAAATTCCGCTTTTCGTATCGGCTCGGCCAGATGGTTTCGGGGGGCACCCCGATCGCACCGGCAATAATTCGCTCCGCTTTCGGATAAGACTTGTCTGCGGCGGCTCGAAGGGCCGCGCTGCTGGCATAGCCCGCCGCTTTGGCGAGAGTCGACCAGTTCCAACCGGCCTCATTAAGGGCGTAACGGATTTTGTTCGCGCCCCAATCCTCGCCGGTTTTTTTGTGGTGTTCGTGTATGCGCATTCGCTCATCCCATTCTCTAAGCATTTGCGCTCACTTTAACCTCAAATGATCACATCATCAAGCGCTTTCGAGTTGTTGAGTGTTCATTTTTAGGGTTGATCCGAATCATTTGAGTGCATTCCTTTCATATCAACTACTTGCATGAGCACGAAAGTGGACGATTCCAGCGAAGCTCAACTTTCAGGTTCGATCGACGGACCTGAAAGTGGATTCCATACGCGTTTGAGGTTGGTTCTGAGCCGCTGGCAAGGGAGCGAGGCGTCCTTTGCCCGCGCGGCTGGGGTCTCGCAAACCGGGCTGAATCGAATCGCCCAGGGCGGCTTCCCGACGCTACCTCTGCTCGTCGCGATAGCCGATACCGCTGGCGTATCAGTTGAATGGCTTGCAACCGGCCGCGGTTCTGAACCCAGCCTGGTTGGCGCTCAGTCGGCAAATGGGGCAGACCATGTCGTTGACACGCTTGGCAATCCAGTCGACATCGCGGAATTTGTGTTCATCCCGCGATATAACGTCAAAGCCGCTGCAGGCCACGGGGCGGCGCTTGGCGGCGAAAAGCCTCCCTTGGCGATGGCCTTTCGTCGCTATTGGATCGACAACTTTCTAGGGGTAAATCCCAAAGACTTGGCCGTCATTACGGTTAAGGGGGATTCGATGGAGGGGGTTCTGAGTGATAGGGACGTTATCTTGGTCAACCAAGCGGATAACCGGCCAGGGGCAGGCCTGTACGTGCTGAGAATGGACGGGGAGCTGTTTGTGAAGCGTCTTCAAAGGCTCCCGGAGGGGAAACTCGAAGTAAGTAGCGCCAACGAGGCGTACCGACCGTTCACGATTGATCTGGCGTCGCCGCCGAGCGACTTCGAGATCATTGGTCGCGTTGTTTGGGTAGGCCGGCAAATATAGGTGGTGTGGATAACTTCCATTTCCCGCCTAATCCGGTGTCAAAATCTTTGCGAAATCCGCGCATTTCGCAGTCATTTCTCGCAGAATCCTTCGCGCACCGTCGCGTCCGCCGAAATCGCTCAACGCCTTGTGCTGCGGGCGTTCGAGCGGCTTTCGAGTTCAGATTCTGGCGGTGTCAAATCGAGCACCTCCCCACACGGATTCGCTTTCCCGGGGATTCGCTTTCTTCACGCAGCCGTGTTCGCCGCTTTCGCCTTGCGCACTCCCTCTTTCGCCTGCATCCCGACGAATGTGCGTTGCCGCCCTCGCCAAGAACATGACGCCATAGTCGCCGGCTTGCCGGCAATCGAACCTCGATCATGATCGCAAAGGCGTGAACCTTCCGAAGTCGCCCGGATGTCGCGTCGGCCTCAATGCACGCATCGCGTGCGAAGCATCGAATCACCTTCATCGCGGGCGACTCGTCGCGCATCATTCGCGCGCCGCCCTCTCATCGATCGAATCTCCGGAAATCCGACGCGCAAAACTCCGACGCTCAAAACGCGAAAGCCCCAACCGCATTACGCAGCCGGGGCCTTCTTTTGCATCAGATCCTTTGGCACGAGGAGAAGATGCCCTTGCAGTATATTCGACGCGCGCCGGGCGGCATGCCGATTCTTTGTGAATATTTGTATCGCCAGTTAAGCACTCTCGTGAAAACCGGTTCGATCGCGCGGATCGATCCGATTCCCGCCTGCGGCGCGCCGCATCCCGCCACCACGGCGCGAACGACGCGCGTCCCGCCCCCGACGCTCCGCCCGAATCGGATCACGCCACGCGCTCGCGCCCGCGCACGATCCGCGGACCGATCGCGCCGCCACGACCGCCGCACGGCCGTCACACGACCATCAAGACCCAAGCCGAATCCCGTCAGACGACGCCCGCGCCCAGCAACTCCCGGTCGACCGCCGATCGCGCGACGGCGAGCGTCTGCTCGATCACCCTGCGCTCGCTGAGCAGCAGCCCGTCGATATGCACGAGCCGCCAGTCGATCATCACCGTGCCGCCCTGCAGCACCCGGTAATGCGCCTTCTCGCCCGCCCACACCTGCTCGGTCTTCACTTCGATCTCGTAGCCCTTGTAGGACTCGCCGAAGTCGCCGATGTCATTGCCTTTCGGTTCCATTTCGCCGCCTCCCGAACCCGGACGGTTCGTGCGCCTGCGTCGTCGCGGGCAAGCCCTGCGGCGCGCGCCGCCTCCGTCAATCGTACGCTTCAGACAGGTAAGCCTTGCCGTCGTCGGTGATGTCGGCCCGGTCCGGGCCGCTCTGATAGACGAAGCCGTCGTTCAGAAGCTCTTCGAGCGCCAGCCGGAAACCCGCCGGCAGCGGCCGGCCGGAGCCGAACTGGTCGATCCATTTCAGCGCTTCGATCGCTTCTGGACTCAGGGTAGGAAACAT